GAAGAAGAATTTCAAGCTATTTTAAGAGATGGTGTTGAGTATGACGAAGATGGTGGTGGAACTATCTCAGATAGCGAAAAAGAAGCTCTGCACAGCCTAAGATTAGTGAGATAATGGAAGTAAGTGTAAAAGTAAACACTATTGAAGTTACTAACCTTTTAAAAAATATAACTCGAAAGCAAAAAGCAGTTATTGATAAGGGTTTAAAAAGAGTTTCAAATATGGCTGTTCTGATGATTACCAAGCGTACACAGAGCGGTAAACTGCCAGATGGTGGTAGAATGCGACCTTATGCAAGTTCTACTGTTAAAGGGCGAAAAAAGAGGGGTAGACAGACTGGTTTTGTAGACCTTACTGATACTGGTAAAATGTTTAGGAGTTTAGATTTTAAAACTGGTGCATTTAAAAGCACATTATTTTTTTCAAATATGGAAAGAGCAAAAATAGCAAGCTATCACGACACATTCGGTGTTGGCAGAAGAAAGATAACAAGACCTTTTTTTGCTATAGGTCGTAGGGAAGAAGATAAAATACAAGCAGAATTTTCAAGATTTTATTTTAAAGAAATGAGATTATGAGCAAAAGAGAAAACATAGCTAGTAATATAATAACTGTACTTGATGCTGTAACAAGCCCTATTGAGTTTAAAAAGATTACTAGAGAGCCTTTTGAGGTAGAAGAATTAAGTGATGCTCAATTCCCTGCAATGTTTGTGCAATCTGGCGATGAAACAAGGGAAGTTCAAAGTATAGGTGACACAGGTTCTGGAACTTATAATGGCACAATAGATTTTTTAATTGTGGCTTTTGGCAAGGGAACAAATACCAATATTGATACAATTAGAAACCAATTAATTGAAGTTATTGAAGAAACATTAGATAATGATGTAACAAGAAATGGCAATGCTATAGATACCCAAGTTATCGAAGCATCAACAGATGAGGGTACTATTTATCCTTATGGTGGTGTCAGAATGACAGCAAGGGTTTTCTATGAATACACTAGAGGGAGTGCATAATGGCTAAAGACATACAAATGACTAAAGGTAAAAATACAATTACCATTACAGCAGAGAATTTGGAACATTTTGAAAGGCTTGGATATAAACAGGCTCAAAAAAAAGTTGCAAATAAAGCCGAAAAAAGCGATAAATTAGAAACCAANGATAAGGAGTAAAGCATGGCTACACATCACGGAAAAGAGGGAGTTGTAACTGTTGCAGGAACNGCAATGGGTAATGTTACAGGCTNCACTATTGATACAACACACGACACAGTAGAGGATACTGAATTATCTGATGCTACAAAGACTTATATAGCAGGTAGAGGTACTTTTACAGCTAGTATTGACATGAACTATGATGAGGAAAGCACAGAACAGTCATCATTAACTACTGGTTCAAGTTTGGCATTTGTATTCTTGCCAGAGGGAAATACAGCAGGTGACGAAAGTTTAACTGGTACTGGTATTGTTACAGGTATGTCTATAGGGTTAACTTTAGATGGTGTAACAACTAGAACTGTATCTGTACAAGGAACTGGTGCTTTAACAGTCGGCACAGTTTAAGATATGTCAGAAAAAATAGACTACTTTGATGGTGTTAGAGAGCATTTTAGTACATTAGAAACTCAAATAATCGAAGTGCCAGAATGGGGTTTAGTAGGTGATAAAGCTATATACTGCAAACCTTTTAACATGCTTGAAAAACAGAAAATTTTTAAGGGTGCTTCTGGTACTGACCTCATAGTTTTAATTGATGTAATTATAGAAAAAGCATTAACAAAAGATGGTGATAAAATGTTTAATGCTAGTCATGTTTTGGCATTTAAAACGAAAGCTGACACTAATGTAATTGCTGACGTAGCTACCAAAATTATGGGTACTGGTAACGATGATATTGACGATAATAAAAAAAACTAAAGAATGACCCAGAACTTCATAACCTTTTTGGGTTAGCCGAAAAACTACATAAGTCTGTTTCTGAAATATTGCAAATGACAGTTAGTGAGTTTAATATGTGGATAGCGTATTATTCTTTACAAAGTGATGAAAGAGAAAGACAAGAACGATTAGCAAGGGCTAGAAGATAGTGGCAACCAAACAAGTAAATATAGATATACTAGCCAAAGACAAGACTGCTAAAGCAATGCAGTCAGCCACTAATGGCGTTAATAAACTTAAAAATAATGTCCAACAATCAGTAGCACATCAACAAAAATCATTTAATGCTTTAGGTAATACTGTCAGAAATGTAGTTGGTGGTGTTATTGTTTTCCAAGCACTTAGATTCAGTAAACAAATGGTCGATATGGCTAGTGCTGTTGAGGAAATGCAATCAAAATCAGCAGTTGTATTTGGTAGATTTGTTTCAAGTGTAAGAGCAGAATTAGAGAAATTTGGTGATGCTGTGGGGAGAAGTACCTTTGAATTAGAGGGTATGGCATCTTCTGTTCAAGATACTTTTGTGCCTTTAGGATTTGCTAGGAAAGAGGCATCAAAACTTTCAGTTGATTTAACAAAGTTAGCAGTAGATGTAGCGTCATTTAATAATGCGACTGATGTAGATGTCATGCACGCTTTCAGAAGTGCATTAGTTGGAAATCACGAAACAGTATTAAGATTTGGTGTTGTTATTAATGAAGCAACTATAAAACAAGAACTTATGAGAATGGGCATAAATAAAACTTCTAGCGAAATTACCAATCAAGAAAAGGTAATGGCTAGATTAAATCTTATTATTGCGGGTACTTCAGATGCTCAAGGTGATGCAATAAATACTAATACAAGTTTTGCAAATTCTATGAAAGCATTAAGTGCTGAGTTTGAAGAATTTATGGCTGAAGCCATAGCACCTATGTTACCTGCATTATCTAATATGGTACGTTCTCTTAAAGATACAATTACGGAAACTAAAGAATTTTTAAGGTCTATAGGTCTTTTAAGTGAATTAAATAAAGTTATACCAATAGTAGATGAATTAAAAAATAATTCTGATGCACTTGCAAAGGTTGAGTCGCAATTAGCATTTGAAATTGAAAAACTAGATTTTGTAGTAAGGGCACATAAAAACCCATTAATATTGTTAACAAAAGAAACAGATAAATATGGTTTAAAGGCATTGTCTGGTAAAAAAGCAGTAGAAGATAATATTGAAGCATTAAAGGAGCAGATTGAAAATTTAAAAGCATCAAGAGAAGTTATTATACTTGAATCTGAAGCAAGGGATTTAGTTACCAAATCCATAGAAAACCAAACTAAAGCACAGAAAAAATTAAACGAGCAACAGGCTTTACCAACATCTAGACCTGCTAATGTAACTGGTATGACTGGCTCAGAAATGGATATAAGAGGTGTTGATATTCAAGCAATATCTGGCGGTATTAATTTTGATAATAAACTTGCTCAAACCACAAAATTTATGGATACAGAAATTGAACTGCAACAACAGCATATTACTAGAATTATGGAGCAAAACGAATTATTAGCTGAGCAAGATAGAATTAGAGCAGATGAAAAACTGCAACTTGCTTATGAAACAGCACAAAAAGAAGCAGAAATTCAGAAAAAACTTTTTAATGATAATTTTAACTTAATTAAAAATGGTAAAGCAGGTGAAATCAAATTAGAAGAAATGTCTGGCAAAGAAAAAAGTAAATTAGCAGTAAAAGTTGGCAGAGAAGCATTAGACCAATTAGCACAAAATAATAAACAAGCTTTTGCATTAAATAAAGCCTTTAAATTAGCAGATGCGATACAGAGTACCGCTCAAGGTGTAGCTTCAGCATTAGGAACTATGAATATACCACTAGCAATAGCAATAGGTGCTTTAGGTGCTGTTCAAGTAGCTACAATTATGTCATCTAAATATCAAGGTAGAAGACTTGGCGGTAGAATGAACCAAGACCAACCTTATTTAGTGGGTGAAGCAGGACCAGAGTTAGTTGTTCCAGATAGAGCTTCTAATGTTGTGCCTAATGGTCAATTAGGAAATATGGGCAAGCAAGTTAATGTTAATTTTCATATAACGACAGTAGATGCTACAGGGTTTAGTGAATTATTAGTTAATAGTAGAGCAACTATTGTAAATGTGATTAATCAAGCCTTAAATGAAAAAGGTAAAGAGGTACTAGTATAATGGCTGGTCAATTCCCTACAAGCCCACAAGCAAGCAATGCTGATATAGGTTCAGAGCAAAAAACCATAGTGACAACCACAACTTCTGGTAGGGTGCAAACTAGACAAATTGATGGGCAAAAATTTACCTTAAAATTATCCTATCCACCTATGAGAAGAACAGACTTTGCACCAATTAAAGCATTTTTAATGAAACAAAGGGCAAGGCTTAATACTTTTACAATTATACCACCAGTTGTTTCTAATGCACAGGGCGTTGCTACAGGCACAATTAGTGTTGATGGTGCTATAACAGCAGGAGCTACCACTTGCACGATAGACGGCATGGCTACAAGCACTAATGATATATTAAAGGCAGGAGATTACTTTAAATTCGCTAGTCATGAAAAAGTTTATATGGCAGTAGAGGATTTAGATGCAGATGGCACGGGTTCGGGAACATTAACATTTGAACCACCTTTAAGGGAAGACGTAGCTGATGATATTCAATTAACATATGATAATGTGCCTTTTTTTGTAAGATTGGCAAGTGATGTTCAAGAATATTCTATTATAACTAATGACCTTTATAATTATGAGGTTGATTTAATAGAAAGTTTGTAAATGGCTAGAGACCTAACCACAGCAGTTAAGAATGAAATAGCAACCGATAGCCTACAACCTATTAATTTAATTTATATTAATGTAGGAAGTGGTTTAAGGGTTACTGACCATTATAAAAACGTTACTTATGATAGTAATACTTATACAGCATCTTCTTTGTTTACTAAGTTATCAAGTGTTACTGAGTCCTCAGAAATACAAGTAAGCAATATTACAGTTACTTTTACAGGTGCTGACCAAACTATAACCTCATTATTTCTAAGCAATCCCTATTTAGAAAAGGAAGCTGAAATATATAAAGGTTTTATAGATGGCAATGAAGCCCTAATAGCTGACCCATTCTTGTTATTTAAAGGAAGAATTGAATCATTTAGCATTAATGAAAGCATTAAAAATTCCAAAGTTAATGTTTCTATTGCTTCACATTGGTCTGATTTTAGTAAAGTAGAGGGTAGAAAAACAAATACTGGTTCTCAACAATTACACTTTTCTGGTGANTTAGGTTTTGANTTTGCATCACAGACTGTNCAAGATATTAAATGGGGNAGGTCATGATTGAAGATGTTATTGGGTTATTTAAACAATTTGATAAATATCAAAACAAATCTACAAAACAATTAGAGCGATATTTACAGCCCTCAATAGAGCTTAACCAATACAGAATGTTTTATGATGAATATAGCATTGTAGGGTTTGTTAACTGGGCATATTTACATAATTTAGTTCAAGAAAGATTTAGGATAACTGGAAAAATTAAACATACTGAATGGAACTCTGGAAATAATTTATGGTTAATAGACATCTTATCAATTCACAATACTTTTGCTATGATGAGATGGGTATATAATTATTTTAAAAAAGAATTAAAAATAAATAATTCTATTAACTGGGTAAGA